TTAGTAAAAATTATAATATCGGATACTCTGGTGGTATCTACTTTAAAATAAGTAAAAAATGAATTTCTTTAGGAAAATGGTGTCAGAAGATAAAGAGGTATCCTCTAAAAGAGTAGCAGGAATATTTGCTTTAGTGAATGGTGTGGTGTTAGCTTACCTATCAGTTAAGTACGATATTAAAGAGTGGGCATTTAATGGTTTACTAACATTCTCAGGTATTGCACTTGGGTTATCAACAATTAATCAAATCTTTGAAAAAAAGCCTAATGCATAATATTACAGATTCTACTGAACTTTCTTCAGTTGGTTTAGCTTCAACCGCTATATCATGGCTATCCTTTATAGATTTAGTAAAGGTTAGTCCTTATACTCAAATATCTGTTAACATTTTATCCATAATATGGTTGTCGTTACAAATATATAACTTCGTTAAAACGAAGATTATAAAAAGTAAGAAATGAAATTATCTAAACATTTAGATTTAGCAGAAGTTACTCGTTCAGAGTCCGCAAAGAGAGAAGGTATAATCAATATGCCTACTCCAGAACACTACGAAAACTTAAAGGTAATAGCAGAGAAAGTATTTGAACCAATCAGGGAACACTTCGGAGTTCCTATTTTTATTTCTAGTGGTTACAGGTCAGAAGCCTTAAATGTTTACATAGGTGGAAGTAGGTCATCGGATCATAGCAAGGGCCGTGCACTTGACCTTGACATGGATGGTTCATCTAGCGGAGTTACTAATAAAATGATATTTGATTTTATAAAGGATAATTTAGAATACGACCAGTTAATAAATGAATTTGACTTTGGATGGGTTCATGTTGGTTATAGGCTAAATGCGAATAGGAAACAAACCTTGAGAGCAACAAAGGTTAATGGCAAAGTCCAATACTCACCTTACTAACCAAACAAAACCAATATGAGCAAAACCAAAAATGTGGGTGTCATAGGCGATACCCATTTTCCTTTCTGCCATCCTAAGTACCTCGACTTTTGTTATGAGGTATTCAACAAGTTTCAATGTACCGAAATAGTCCACATAGGAGATGAAGTGGACAATCATGCGATTAGCTTCCATGAGCATAACCCTAATGGGGAGTCTGCTTCTAAGGAGGCTATTATGGCTATGCAACAATTAAATATTTGGTACAAGCGTTTTCCTAATGTAAAAGTCTGTATAGGTAACCATTCTGCTTTACATAAAAGAAAGGCATTAGCTAACGGATTACCAGAGAGATTTATCAAGTCCTATGAAGATGCTTGGGAAGCCCCTAGAGGCTGGAAATGGAGCTTAGAATGGGAAATAGATGGTGTTCTATATACCCATGGTACAGGATCATCAGGACAAGCAGGTGCAATCAATAGAGCAAGAGATGCAAGGCAATCAACTGTAATAGGTCATATTCACTCCTTTGGGGGAGTTTTGTACTCCTCAAGTGATAAGGATATGATATTCGGTATGAATGTGGGTTGTGGCATAGATATTAATGCCTACGCAATGGAGTATTCAAGACCATTTCCTAAACGACCTACGCTAGGATGTGGGGTTGTGTTAGATAACGGAAGAATTGCTATATTCGTGCCCATGCCACTAGGAAGCAAGATTGTAAGGCTTCCAAGCAAAAAGTAGGTTAAATCCGTTATAACATAAGTGTATATTTCATTGATAATCAATGATGTGTGCACTTTTTATTTCTATAATAATTAAAGCGTAAATTTGTATGAAGACCAAAGCGGAACTAGAAATCGATGAGTTGATGAAAAAAAGAGATGAGTTGGAAGTAAGATTGAATTTAATAGTTCAAAAGCTTAGGTTAACAATAATTAAACATAGCATATTAAATGTTACTTCAAATAACACAATTAACAGAAGATGATAGCTACGAGTTTGGTGATGGCACAGAGCCATCAGAAGCTTGGATAAATATTCATTTGGTTGAATCCGTTACAGATGATGAAGAGGATAAAGATAAGTGCTATGTGTATATGCAATCACAGGACTACTTCTACATAGATGAGAGCTCAGACTCTTTTATTAAGAGATATCAAGAGGCTTTATACGGAACGGTGTTAACAAGGTTCTACGATAAAACAAATAGGCAAACATAAGAAGCTCTCTCATAGTTGGTGGTGTTTTGGTTTCCCCTCAGGTAAAATCTGGGGGGTTTTTAATAAAAAGTCCCATCGTAGAAACGACAGGACTTACCTTTATTTCAAAAAAACACACAAAACTATTTTTGTTTATACTCCTTTATTGCAAAAGTAATTAATGCTACTAAAGTAAGTACATATAATGATCTACTAAACCAATTCCAAGCTAAAGGATTAAACTCATTTACAATGAATGCAAATGGTAAGTAAACTCCTACGAGCAAAATTAATAAATTAACTACTACATCCTTTGTACTTGCTTTCATAATCATTTGTTAAAATGGTAAATTTTTAGCTGGTTGACCATCTTTAACCCAAGTATCAAGCTCGATATAGAAACCTGCTTCTCCTGGTGTAGAACCTTTCTTTTCTTTGATAAGGATATTAGCCCAACCATTATTAGTTGCTGCAAAATCATTCATCTTCTTTAAATCATCTGGGCCGAATGATACTTTCTTAAACTCCCCAAATGCCGTTTTCATTGTTTGTGACCTTCCTAGGAAAATCTTTTCTTTACCTGCTGCCATGTTATATATTTTGGTTATTAAATACTACTGTTATTCTTTGGTTCTGCTTTAGAGTTTTGTAAGATTACTTTAAGCTGAGGTCTATGCTTTGTATCTATTGCAAAATCTACTAACACCTGATGCAAAAAATCATAGGTTTCCTGTGTAAACTCATCCTTTGCTTTCTTAACTACTTTAGGTGCTTTCTCTATCTTGTTTTCTAATTCTACTTTTTCCATTTTACTTTGTTTTATCTGCCTTGGCCTCTGTAATCCTTTGGCTTGGCACTATGTTTATTAAATGATTTCTTTGCTCTACCTCGTTTCCTTGAGCCGAAGCTCACCTTTGATGAACCCCCAGTCTTGACTTTCGCCATCTTGATTATATATTTTAACTATTATTGATTCATCTCTAATCTGCTGACATAACATTGCAGTTCCTCCTGCCATGGCTAACTGCTCTAAAAAAACCATTTGATCCGAAGAGAGTCTGTCACCTATAGCTTTAATCTCGCAGCAAACAAAGTGGCCATACTTTTTACTATAACCAATGATATCAGGAACTCCTTTCCTTCCTATGAATGCTCTGCCTCTAACTGCTAAGTTATTATTCCTCCATACTTCATTGCCATTATCCTTTAGATAATCCATCATCATCTTTGTTAAATCACTTGCAGATATGTAGGCCATGTACCAAAATTACAATATATTATTAATATATTGTTAGTACCACCTGATAAGTTCTTCTGTTGGCATCTTAACATACTTGATTTTATCCTTAACTTTTATCTCACCTATTCGCCAGTATCTCCTTGCTTTAACCCTTAAAAACTCTGCTCTTATAAAAACTATTCTATCTCTTAAATCAAGGTTAAATGCAAAAAATTCTGCTCTTGTGTCACTTATGCCACTAGGTACACCATTATTTTCGTACTCAAGTAGAAAATACTTTTTCTTTAGTGCTTCTGTTTGATGTATAACAATGACCTTAGTGCTCTTAGCGAATAGTTTAATAGCCTGGTAAGTACCATCCTTGGCCTTGGCCTCTTCTATCTCAAACTTTCTTCTGTTCCTGTACCCTTTGGCCATTTCTTAATTGTTGTTGATTCTCTAATCTCAAAGTAATCTGTATCTTCTAAGTCAGCTAGTAAGAGGATTTTTAGTACTTGTAAATCAGCAAAGTCTAGCTTCATTTTTTGTTCTCCAATCTTAATGACATAACCATCATCAATAACTTTAATTGTTCCTGCTTTTTGACCATGTAAATACTCAGCCCATTCGCTATTGTTAGAATATAGACATACTATTTTATCATCATCCAACCTTAAATTGTAATCGTGTTCTAACGGATCACCGACATTGTTGCTTACATACACTTGTTTCATTTGTTTATTATTTTAAAGTAAAGAATCTTGAGTCCTTCCCAAGCCAATATTGTTAGTATTATTTTCATAGGTTATTGTAATCTTCAAATTTCATTGTTTCAGGTAAAAATCTTAGTGCTATATTCTTTGTTGATCCGTGTCTGTTCTTCTCGACCTTACAAACTACTAAATCGCTAGGAGAATATTCTTTACCACCAATCTCAATAGCTTCTGTCATCTCGTAGTAATGTGGTCGCATAAGCATAATAACTGCATCAGCATCTTGTTCAATAGAACCTGATTCTCTTAAATCGGATAACTGAGGCATCTTATCTCCTCGTTCCTCTACTCTACGAGATAATTGAGATAGGGCGATAATAGGTACTTCCAACTCTTTAGCAAGGGCTTTTAGGCTTCTACTGATGTAGCTAACCTCTTGTTCCCTGTTTTGGTTTGATTTGCCTGTACCACTCATAAGTTGGAGGTAGTCAATAAAGATTACCTTGATTCCATACTTTTGCTTTAAGATGGTGGCTTTTGCTCGGAGTTGTGTTACACTAATACCGCCCATATCTTCAATGTGGATGGGTGAGGTTAGTAATAAGTCATCTGTCTTTAGTAAAACCTTTCTTTGTGTAGCATCCAAAGTATTCATTCTAAGCCATTTTAAGGGCAGTTGTGAGCCTATTGACTCTAACCTTTCAACTAACTGTTCTGAGCTCATTTCGAGGCTAAAAACGGCCACAGGAACGCTATCTAAACAAGCTAGTTGGTAGATACTAGAAAGCATAAAGGCAGTCTTACCCATCCCTGGTCTTGCAGCTACGATAACTAAGTCAGGCTTAACCCATCCGCATAGGGTATTGTTTAGCTCATTAAAACCTGTGTTAAATCCTAGTAAGCTACCCTTTTGTGCCATGTCACGAGTGTAGTTAATTGACATGATAATATCTTCCATCATCTTCTCGTAGATATTACCAAACTCTTGTAGCTGAATGAGTTTTTTGGATACCTCGGCCATAAAGTCTATCGTATCTTCCTCGCCATTGGTCGCCCCAACCACAAGCTCTCCACCCAGCACCACCAACATCCTACGCTTATAGAGTTCTATTATTAACTCTATATGGGCTTCTAGGTGAGCAGTTGATACCACATCTTTAGTTAACTCAGAAAGGTAGTAGGCATTTACTTGATCCGTTTGTTTAGCATCTACGATGCGTTGGTAGAGTGTAGTAATATCTATTGGGATATTCTTATCGTACATCTCTCTAATCGTTCTAAATACAAGCTTATGCTTATAGTCGTAGAATATATCCTCTTTTAAGTAGTTGATTACTAATGACAAAGATTTTTTGTCGATTAATAAAGAGCCTAGGATATTGCGTTCAATCTCTGTGTTTTTAGGTAAGTCTATAACTTGCATTACTTTAGTTTTATTTTGGTGTTTTGTGTTGCTACTGGTTCAAAGTTTTTAGAGTTTTTAACCCATGTAGCTATTCTTCTACTTATGTCAAAGAATTTTTGGTCTTGGAATCTCATCTTTCCTTTTGCATCTTCTTCTGTCCAGTAAGATAAAAAAGAATCATATTGGTTGCCTAGTTTATCCTTTAGTTCATCTAATCTAGAAACAAAAGATTGTTTGTCGTTATATATCTTATTAGGTATTATATCTATATTATTAATAACTATATTATTATGTGCCAGTTTTTCGGCTGAGGGGTTAGCCGATTTTCTGTCTGAGGTGGGTTTGTTTTCTGACCTAGGTATCTCTATGTTAATTACTAATGATCTAAAGTCAAAATCACCATTTTCTTTTAGTTTAATAATCCTACCAAGTATTTTCATATCCTCAAGCTTCTTAAGGTGGTCTTTAATCGTAGATTCACCACAATCTAAACACTCACCTAAATACCTGTTTGATGCGAAGCAATAGCCTCTTTCGTTACTCAAATTAGATATTAAAGCTATTAACAACTTTTGCTTATCTGTAAGCACCTTGCTTAATAAAACCTGTGCAGGAAGGACTGCAAACCAATTATGATTCATAAGAATAAAAAAAGCCCATCGGTTTTGCTAGAAGTACGAGTTCTAACGCCACCTAGGGCAAAAATTTTAAATGTTATCTCGTACATAACATGACAAATATACTAAAATAATTTTGGCCTAGCTAGGACTTCAGATATTCTCTTATTAGCAATTTCTAAATAATCAGAACTCATTTCACTTCCTATAAAGTTCCTATTATTCATTATTGCATGAATAGCAGTAGTACCACTACCCATAAAAGGATCGTAAATTAATCCACCTTCAGGGCATCCAGCTAAAATAGGCTTAGTTATTAATTCAACATTATATGATGCATAGTGTTTTACTGATGATGGTTTAGTTTTAATATCCCAAAAATCAGATACACTTCCTGGGTTTTTACCATTTGGATTAAAAGAAACACCTTTAGCACCAACTTTATTATCATTGTGGCTTTTAGCATTTTCATTATATTCATGCCTATTGCCATCGTTTCTTTTATCGCTTTCCCATATATGCTTATCTCTAATTGCATCTAAATTAAAATAATATTTTTTTGATTTGGTCATTAAAAAAATGTACTCATGCTTTTTGGTAAATCTATCAGTAACAGGTTCTGGCATACCATTTCTTTTAGCCCAAATAATATCATTTCTAACTATCCAATCTCTATCTATACAACCAATAGCAAATCTATGTGGGATTAAAACTAAACACTTATCTGGATAACCCTTTTGGCCGCCTCTACCAGCTTTAGTTCCTGATGCAACAATTGGTTGGTCATTATATTTATCTTTTTTATCACCAGCCCATCCTGAATTATTATAGGTATCTCCTAAATTAATCCAACAAGTACCAGATGGTTTAAGTACTCTATAAATTTCATCCATCATTTCCCACATATGTTCTAAATATTCTTGAAATGTAGGTTCTAATCCCCATTGGCCATCATATCCATAATCTCTTAACTGCCAATAAGGAGGTGAGCTTATAACACAATCCAAAAAATCACTTGGCATTTTTTTTAGTGTTTCTAAGCATGGTTCGTTGTGTATTTTGTTTATCATGTTAATTTGTTTTAGATATCCTAAAAACTACTTTCCTGTTATCCACTATAAAACGCTTACGAGCAACAGGGTTAAGCGATTCACGGATGACTTGTGATGCTATCTTTGTCTTACGACTAGCAGCTGCTGCCGACTTAAATAGCACCTCTTCCATGGTGTCAGTATATACCATTCTAATTGGAATAGAGTTTTCTAATCCTTTAATCTCATTCGGCATCTGGTTTGGGTTTAAAGTGGTTTTTTAGGCCCTTGATAAATGATTGGTTTGTTTCATGGAACTCCCTTTTAGAAAAATAATTCTCATCTACCTTACCGCCATCCATTTCATTTGGGTAAACGAGTATGTCATCATCGTAAAAGTTACGCACTCTTCCTGTATCGTAACACACCACTTTCCATATGGTGTTAGTATCAGTTCCGTAATCAATCCATGCGATTGCTTTTCCATAGCCTAGTGGGGTTAAAACATCTATTGTTTGTTCTAATTGTAGTATCAAAATAATCGTTTTATTGCTTTGATTTTAAAATAAGTTTCACAGAATATTAATAGCAGCACCGCTATTGGTACTGCTATAAAGAAAAACTTAATGATTGCTAATACTTTCATATTACTTCTTTAAGGATATTTTAAAAGTAGTTGTACTAAACTTTGGTGCAGGATAAATCATCTCGCCAGTTTCTGGATCAACCAATGGTTCTTTAATAGTCTTAAGTAATGACTCTCTTTCCTTCTGCTTAAACTTAATAGCTTCTAACTCTTGGTTATACTTAAGCCATGTATGGTCACCATCATAGGCATACTTAACTCCTGATTCTATTCTGCTAATCTCAGCATCAAGCACGATTGCCTTGCCTTGAGGATGTAAGTCTAACTGGTTAATAACATCTTCTTTTAACTCAGCTCTAATTCCCTCTAGCAACTGAACTAATGCTTCTGCTTTGACAAGCATCTCAAGTGGGTTCTCGCCTGTTTCTCTAAAATGTGTTACAACTACTTGTTTTAGAAGTTCTATGCTAAATTTGGATGGTGTTATTGAATTTAATTCAATACTTGGTAGTAAATTACTCATGTTATTTCTTTTTTGTTGTTAGCGATTCTTTTTTAGCAGTCATTAATTTCATTAATTGTTGGTCTTTTTCTATGTATTCCTTATTAGAAAAGAATATATCAGTCAAGTCCTTCATCCTAGCAGCAGCTTGGATATCTTTAATGATAGCATCACGATCTACTTCTGTAGCAATCTCCTCTGGTACTATCTCAACCTCAAATACTTTAGGTTTTTTGGTAGGTGTTTCATCCTTGGCGAAATCCATCTCTTCAGCAGGTGTCGCTTCAAATCCAGCAGCTTTCATTAACCAAGCAAGTAAGTTCCTATAAGCCTTGCCAATCGCCCTTGTTTGTGCCATACTAAGAATAGCATATTCATCAAAGTATCTTTTAGTTTTTTCGGCATTCGAGCATAAGGCAATACCAGTAGCAACGAGCTGACCTGTCGTAATATTGCGTACCTCACAAGTCGCCATATATTTAATAGCAGTTTCATTTGATAAATCTTGAGTTGATGTAATAATAGGCATTAATCCTAGTGAAGCACCGGCAAATTGCCATCCTTCAACATTCACGAATTGTTTACCTTGTATGTTACTTGAGAGTCCTTTTTCTTTTATCAACTTAGATAGTTCAGTTGATAGCTTAAGCATTGAGTCCTTGTTGATTAACTCATACGAAGGGCTAGTTATTTGCATTTCCATTAGTTAGGGATTTTTGGTTTAATAAATTTTGTGTAAAGAAAATAGCTTCACGAACAGGATAAACATCCCATAGCTCTACCAGAGCTTTCATTAGGATCAAATTGTTCTGTGAATAGTTAATGTTGTGGATGATTTTAGCAATAAACAATCTTTGTTCTTGCTCATCCCATTTTGAAAAATCACTCATAGTTTTTGGTGTTTTGATTATAAAATATTGATAAGATTTTCTATGTCAGTTGCAATGATTAAATCTACATCGCTTTGGTTCGATATACTTGCTATACCATGGATAGCAGTAGTATGATCCCTACCAAACAAATCAGCAATAGCTTTAAGCTTTAGGCCCACCTTGTTACGAATAAGGTACATAGCCATATGCCTTGCAGTTACTTGCTCTCTGTACCTTTTTTTGCCTCTAATATCCTCATTACTGATATTGTAGTAGGTACAGACCTTGGCGATAATCTCATTAGCTAATGCCTCTCTTTGCCTTAAATTAAGCTTATGCCTACGAACCGCAGGTATAGTCCAGTAGTTTACTTGTTTAGCCTTGTTGGTAATCATAGATAGCATTTTTAAGTTCATCGATTTTCTTTGCGTAGAACACTTCTACGATCTCAATCATTTCCTCATCAGCCTTGGCTAAACGAGTTTTTATTAGGTAAGGACTGTAACCTGTTACCTCACAAATCTTTTTTATATCGCCATACTTAAGTAAGGCACGATAATCTCTAATCAGCATTTTTTAGTTTTTTATATAGTTTATAATGTCTATCGATTGAACGCATTGCCCCTTCGATAGATGTGAAATAATCTCCTCTCCAGTAGTAGAACTTATCTAGGGGTTTTTTGCTATCCCAATGGATAAACATACCACGATAGAGGTAATCCTTTTTGATCCTGTGGGCATCGATTGTGACCATGAAATAGTCACGAAGCCCTTTTTGTTTTAGATGTGATGGGGTTGGGTGCACGATTGCAGATTTTTATTGAGTGATTGAATACCTTGTTTCTAGTACTTGCACAATAGGTTCAGTCTTTACTCCACTAGATATGTTTATAAATCTGTCATAAGCCTTATCCTTGGTATGACTTAAGCTATTCTCCATAAATAATTCATCTTTTCTAGTGTAATAAATTACTGATTGTGTTACTGGATTTGTTTCTGTTACGAACTCGAATTTTGCCATGTGTTAGGGTTTTTGGGTTGGGTAAATCTTGTTAAGTTTTTGGTGTCGTTCAAAGTAGGATTGCATCCCACGAGATTTTTGCTGACTCATGATGTTCTCGTGATACACGGGATCAAGAAAGGTTTTTGCTTCGTAGTTGTAATACACCTGGTCACCACGACTGAAGTTTTTGCCTGTAAGACTGCATCTGCAATCATACTTGGCGGTGATTAATTCAAAATTCATAGATGGGTTTTTTGTTTTGTTTGGTAAAATTAAGAAGTTTTTGTTATTATTTAAGATTTTTATGTTAAAGTTTTCACAAAAGATTTTTGCGTGATCCGACCAGATTTTTGTCGCATGGGATTTTTAGAAGGTTTTTGTTAGCGTAAGCGGACTGTTGCCATGGATTTTTGTCGGATTTTTAGCAGGTTTTTGCTAGGGGTTTTTGGCAGGTTTTTGCCATAGCATTAACGGATCAAAAGTTGTAACATTGATGTTATAACATTGACTATTTTTTATTGCATATTGATACAATACCAATAAAATCAGTTTTAAGGCCATTTTAAGCCCCAAATTTAGATCCATTTTTTAAGGTGGTGACATTGTACTAATTTATTTTTTTATCGCCTTATTTAGCCTTATTTGGCTAAATATTCGGCTACTCTTTTTAACTCTTTGTTATCGTTATATTTATCTGTCAAACATCTACTTTTTAATACTATGCCATTAATCTTTTTAGCAAAGGCAACCGCCTCTTTTTTGTATTGAAAAGCCCCCCATTGAATACCTTGACATTCAACCGCCCAAAGTATTCTAAATTTTAACTCTTTCATATTGTGTTTATTTTGATTAATATAAAAGCCCTAATGAAAGGGCCTTTATTTCGCTAATTTATAGCTCATCAGTTAACCTGGTTAATCATTCATAGCTATAGGCATCAAAATGCCGAATCCTTCCATATCTTTATGAGTTACCTTAATTGCTTTAGTTTTACCAAAAAAAGTATAAATAAAATTATTTGTACTTTGGTTAAACACTTCGCAAAGATCCTGCAGGTACAAAGGATTAAAAGAAATAAGATCGACGGCCTCAACTGAACTTTGTTCTGTAGGTAGCACCTGCTCACAATTAGGATATTTTAGGCCTAAATTACTAAATGCCTCCAATGTTAAAATATCGATAATACCTAATTTCCCTTTTTTATCGAAGGCCTCTAAATAATTATCTTTGATATTGTAATATAAGGCCTTGTAAAAATTGCCTTTTTTCCATGCGTCGGCCTTAAAATAAAATTCTGTAGGAGCATCATTCGGCAAAGATCCAAAGGCCTCATTAATTGGGATCTTTATAAGCTTATGAGCGTCTGTAGCATATACAAAGCCGTTTTTTACTTGAATGTACTCGAATGCAGGGCGAAAATTGTCTTTTGTTGTAACTAAATGTAATTTTTTCATAGTGTTTTGTTTTTTTGTTTGTTTGTTTTTTAATTGTTTAAATTGCATAAAATATAAATACCTTCTTTTATTTTTTGTTCTGTTTGTTTTTTGCATTCACTTAAAAATATGTTTCTGTACTTTCCTGTAGTTCTTGAATAATCCCAATAAACAGGATCTAGATAAGTTTTACCGCCTTCGACCTTTACGATAATACTTCTATAGGATTGAAAATAAACGGCCGTTTCTGTTCTAATTTCGAACTGGTTGGCAATTATATTGCCTTTGCTAGATCTTAAGTTTTGTACTTTCATGTTTTGTGGTTTTTATTGTTATTTGATATAAATTGTAAATTCAGGGCCAAAGGCTAAACGATATTCATTAACTAGGTATTTTGCCTCCTGTAGTGTTTGGGCCTCATCTATTTCCTCTTTCCCATATTTTGAGGATGCCATTATTTTGTATGTCTTTTTCATGTTTATTTGTTTTTAATTGTTTGGTAAATTGTTTTAATTAATACATAGGTAAAAATTGATCCAATAAATAAAAGGATCAATTCGGCTAGGCTAATTGTTTGCATGTTCGTTAATTAAAAGGTGAATGAATAACCTGGATACTGATCCAATGAAATAATCAACCAGGCAAGTAAAAAGAATTGGGAGGATAACCTCGGTAAATTGTGTCATTTTGTTAGTGTTTAATGAGGCATAAAGATAGGTATAAATATCAAACAATATGAAACAATCTTAAAAGATATGTTAAAATAGTGTTAATATTGTTAAATTGAATTATTTAGTATATATTATATTGGTATATACAATTATAGGTAACTTATATAATTATATACATTACTAATAAAGTAGTAAATTATAATAGTATTGATATTATCATTACATGGATATAGTTATATACACATTGATTAGAAGTATTTAAGCCTAATTCTTAGTTGGTGCATAACAGAGCCTAAACAATCAATATAATAAAAATACATATTTTCGCATTGGATAGGCAAAGGATAGGATAGGGTAGGGGATGACAAAGTGACTACTTAACATAATATAGTTTATGAGACATTCGGCATATACCCCCTACCTGT